GTCTTCACCAATTTGATCATTAAAATCCAACCAAGTAGATTTTAAGGACTGTAAAGCATCAATAGTAGTGGCTAAAGAGCCGGTAACTACATTACCAACATCCCTTATTTGAGTAATATAAGTAGCATCTCCTAAAGCTCTTAAATCTGTAGGGGAACCTGCAATGACGCTAAAACCAACAGAAGTTCCGTTAGCATTATCTGTAATACTAGAGTCAAAAAGACTATCTGCCTTTGCAAACGCTAATCCTCCAGTATTTGATTCATAAAAAGAAGCATAATTAGTTTCTGTCGAATTAGAGTTAACTACTCCTACTACATAGGAGCCTCCAGGGTCATCTTCAGAAAATGCTCTATAGACGTTTGTAAATTGTTGTGAGATAGACTTAAAAAAGGATGCAACAACATCTTCACTGAATATACCAGAAGTGTCTACCGTTCTTACTAAATAAGTAAATTCACCAAACTGATCAATATCAATCACTACTCGGTTAGTTCTAGCATCTACTGTTGCAACAGGATCGGATCTAGCCCATCTATCTAATAATTCTTCTTGACTTAATCCTGATACATCTCCATTAACTCGTCTAATTTGAACTTCTTTAAGATCAATATCAAAGTTATCATTGTTGGCCCCTTTTAAGTATGTCCAAACTATTACAAGAGTATCGCTTGACTGCCCTACAGCAAAATTAAGAACGTTCTTTGGAGGAGCAGTTTTACCAATAATAGACTGACTTTTTACAAGGGTAGAACCTCTAATATTCTTATTTAAAGGGGTAACCCTAACAACTATATTATTAGCTGCGGACAGTAAACCTCTTTCAATGTTTTCAAGTCTTACTCTTATTTTACCGTCGCTGTCTACTCCTGCTGCAGGAACTTTTATGGTATTAAACGAAGTTATCTCTCCTGCAGTTGTTCCAGTAACCTTAAAAGATACTTCGTAATCACTAACTTCTTGACCAGTAATATGATCAAACACTACAATAACTCTAACTGCTACACCAAAAGTGGTATCTCGATAAAGCTCTTCCGATAAAGATAGATTAGAAACTGCTTGAATAGGAGGAGTTCTAACTGTAACCGTTTTTGTATTGAAAGGACTTTTTCTACCAAATTTATTTACGTTTCTAGCTTTAAAAATATGAACCCCTGGCTCAGCTCTTCTAACTAATCTAGTAGTAGAGTCTCCAAAAGATAGAGCGTCAAATGAGTCAGATGGAACATTTACTGCATAAATATAACTATTCCCTAGTGCTAAATTAGAATTAAATAAATCCCGATTATAATCAATAGTAAAAGAATTAGCTGCTTCATTTACATTTCCTACAGTTCCAGTAACGTCAGGACTAATATTAACTGCAAAAACAGTAGAAACATTAGCTTTTATATTATCATCAAGAGTGACTCTAAATATTCCATTAGAAGTTAACCAAGCATTATAAGAGGGAGCAGTCGGATCGTAACTAGAGTCAGCAATACCGTAAACATTAGAAGCATTCCAAGAAAGGTTATCTCCTACTTCAAATGCAGGAACCATATAAGTATTAGCTACTACTCTTACATCTACAGTCCCATCTGACGTAGGAACTGTAGATAGAGTTAAGGATACTTGAGAATTAGCCAGACCGTCTAATCCATCTTCTAGCGAATAATCTGTAGTAGGTATTCCGTTAACAAATACCTTAACTAATCCTTCATGTCTCATAACATAGCCTAAAGGCTGTTTAAACGTATGAGGAGCTATAATATTTGTTGTGGTCGCTACATTACTGTGAATAATTTCTTTAGTTGTGCCTGTTAAATAAAGAGTGTTATTAGAAAAAAATCTTACATCTAAAACTTGTGGGATTGATACATAAAAAGGAGGATCAGGTAGTAGAGAGCTTAAAGTTAAAGTTCCTGCATGATCATTTCTAAGTTTTATAGTATCCGCTGCTTTATCAAAAGATACCACATTTGCACTATAGTTAACTAATCTAGTATCTGATCCAACAAATCCTAATAGCCCTGCTGCGTCACCAGTTCCTCCTTCCGATTTTTGATTAATAGGAACAGTTATTCTATCAGTACCTTTTAGACCACCAAAGTCAAAGTTACTTCCATCGTTAACTTCCAACACATGAATATCTGAGCCAAAGTTTTTATCTATGACTCCTCTAAAACCTGCTGCGTAAAGTTCAATAAATCCATTAGCGTTAGCTGCTACAGCAGGTTCAATATCTACTACAGAGTATGAAGTAACTAATAACTTAGTTGTAGCTAATTCTGTTGATGCACCATTTTTTCCAAATAGAGTAACTGACTGCCCGTCTTCTATTCCACCTATATCTTTAAGAAATACAGTTTGAATATTAGGGGCTTCTCTCTCTTCTTGTTTTATAACAGGATTAAAAGACTGGGGTCTTGCATGAAAAAATTCGGTTTTTATTTCCTTTGTATAACCCGCTAAGTCAGTAAAAATAGCAAGCTCTATATCAGTAAATATACTTCCATCTAATTCTCTTTTTACAATAGGTCTAACATTAAAATTAGGAGTAGGAGGAGGTAATAGTGGATTGAATAAATCTGTATAAGCTAAAGGATCATAGTTTATGATAGTGTCTGAGTCAATATAAACGTTTGAAATATATTCTTTAGCCTCTACCTCAACCTCTTCGTCTCCATTTCTTCTGATGCCAATAATTTTAAATAACTTATCATTTAACCCACTAAATATATTAGTAGGATTATTTATCTCTCCTAAAGTCCATAAATCATAGCGTCTAGGTAAACGAGTATCTTTCCACACACCAGTAAAAGCATTAAATGACTTTGTTTTGTGATCGTATAGTTGTTTTGCTTCTACTCTAAGCACATCAAAACCTGTATACACATTATCTGTAGAAGATAGAGTAAAATTAGTATTACTAATAATATAACTATCGACTAACCCAGACCTAGTGCTTGATACTCTTAAAGTTAGTGGGTTAGTATTGCCTGTAAAGAAACTAGTAGGGATAGACGGGCTTCCGATATGTTCTAAATAGATAGAAGTATTGGAAACGAGAGTTTCTGAATCTTGAGCGATGATTCCCCCGAAACCCCATGCAACAGAAGCTTGCCTTTGAGACACAGAAATTATATCTCCAGGACGAAGTTCTGCAGCTTCTATACCAGTTGTAAAAGATACACTCCTTCTTGAAAACTTAGAATCTGCAATTAAAAATTGCGCCAGTCTTAGTGCTTGGCTTTTTCTAGTTACCCCTTCTAAATCTATTTGAGAAATATTTTCAATATTATTTCTTTCTGATAAAGCTTTAGAGTCATCTACTCTCAGTACATCTCGTCTATAATGATTGGTAGCATCTAAATAACTAATATCAACCCCGGTTAAAAGTTCATCTTCTGAAATACCTTTAATGTTTATAGATTCATATTTAATATTACTTTCATTAAATACTGCTACGGGCAGTTCATCAGGTCTTTCTTGGAATAAAGAAATTTTACCACCTGTATAGTAAAGTAGCGCTCTAAAAGTAATAGTTAAGATATTAATTAAATCTACAACTTGTTTTTGATCTGTTATTTGAACATCAAGAATAAACCTTCTTTCTTTTACAGATACTCCGACATCTAACCCAATAAGAGTTTCTTTAACAGTAGTTCTAGTATTTCTTGGTTTGTACCTAAAAGTTCCATCTGCAATAGCGTCTACTCCATAAAATTTTCCATCAGTTACATCACAAGCGTCACAGTAAACTGCTGCTTCATAAAAAGTATATTTATCAATATTTTCTTCTGGAATATTCAACCCATAAGTAGAATTAGTCAGTAAATCATAAATAATCCAAGCAGGATTTTGAGTCCAAGAATAAACAAACTGCCCATCCCAAAGTCCGTCGTATATAACTGGATTAGTATCATTTATAATAGATGTGCCAGTTTTTTGCTGTCTGTACCCATTAGAAGCACGAGCAGCATCAGAAACTTCTAGTTCTCGCCAATCAATATCTCCATTTGTTAAAATAGGTTGGTTATAATTAGAGGGAACCTTGACTAATAAACCTTTAACCAAAGAAGTAATAGCTGGAATAGCTCCTTTATGTTCAGCAAAGGCTTTTAAAGCGAATCCAAGAGTAGCAGTGCGAGTATAGGAAATATCTTCTTCAATAATCTCGGACCAGCCTTGTAAAGCTACGTTTTCTTGAATTTTAGAAGAATCGTTGTCGCTAGAGGTTTTTTCAACTGTGAACTTATATCCAGCATTAGATACCTGGCTTTGAGGAATAGAGACAAATAAATCAAAAGAATATGGAGTATTAGTCTTACCAGAGATAGTTCGTGATTGCTCGGAAATAGTAGTTGTTCCAGTTCTATCAAAAATAGTAACTTTAACAGACATAGTTCTGCCAACAATATCTCCATTATCTGTTTGCTCTTGTAGTCCCGAAATAATAAAATAAAATTTTAAAGCAGTTAAAGGATTTACAGATGTATTCTGTAAGTCAATAGCATTTCTTGGTACACCAGATAAATTACCTTTTTTAAGTTCAACGGTAGAACTCATTCTTTGTGGAATAAAAGTAAAATCTCCAAAAACAGGCATACGTTGTTGTTGTAGAGTTCCCGTGTTAGATAAAGTAAAAAACTTTTCTTGGTCAATTTGACCATTAATTAATAAGTCTTCAATATTACCTTCGTTAAGTTCAAAATCTTGTGGGCCGTTAGGGTTGATTCTATAAAGGGGACCTTCTCCAAGTCCAAGAGTTAAAAATAAAAAGTCAGAAGAAAATAAAGAGTTAGGGTCTTCTACACCAGTAGAGCCCCCTCCGCCACCACCGCTTTTACCTCCGCCGCCTCCATTATGAACTTTAATATTATCAGCGATATAAGAATGAAAATGCGAAACTTTAAAGTTATAGACTTCATCTGTTCTTAAAAATTCAATAGAATTTATTTTAGATTTCTTCCCATCACGAGTTAATAAGCAATCACCTACAACAAAGTCTCCAAGTTCCTGATAAGTTCCATCTTCTTTTAAAACCCAGTGGTTTTTTGTAATGTGTAGAGTTCCATACTCATGAGTGACTTTAAAGACATCATCTTTTGGATGATAAAATGTCTCTGTTACATAAGATAGTGATAGTCTTCCATATTCATCATACGCCCATACTTTATCACCTACTTCTATTTCAGAAATAGGTAGCTGAAAAAATTCAGTATCAATTAAAGTTTCTTTGGCAAAGCAGCCGCCACCACCTCCACCACCGTGGATGTAAGGAACTGCTGAATCATCTACGTATATAACTGACATATATTTTCCTACTTAATTTGTCTTTGTAAATTCATTTATGTTTTTATAGAATAGATCGCTGACATGAATATTATCATTTTTACCATGCGTAATAGTCTCAATATGACCACTTAGCATTTGTCCTCCGACACGAGTCATACCATAGATTAAAGCAACAGAGTTATTAGGGTCTGTTGTGTTTTCAATTGCATCAAAAATATCATTGTTTCTTCGTACTTCAGCACTCGCATTAGATCTAGACTCAGGAGTAGAAGGTGGTTTAGCTAAAAGCTGAGTAACTCCTGATAGCGCTAATCCAATACCTGCAGTAATTAATGTAGAACTAGTGATGGCGCCGCCTAAAAATGTTGCGCCAGCAGGTGCGCCTACACCAGTAGCAACTAACGCTATACCAAGAGCAATTCCAACAAATGCTCCCGATTTACCCCCAGCTCCTCCAATAATAGGAACTAAATGGTATGTTTCAGAAGAAAGTTTATTAACAAAATAATCTTTTTTAGTAACTGTCTTACCACTTTCAGTAATTAAACATAAATTTTCTTTTAAAGTTCCTGATAAAACTTGTCTAATATATTTTCTCATCTTAGGAAATAAAACAGGAAGTGCTTGTTTAATACCTTCAAGAGAAGACACATCAAATGTATGTGATTTAACTCCTGTCATAGGAATTAATAAAGGATGAAATTGTACAGTTATTAGCATACTAAACTTTCCTTATTAAAATCTTTAAATCTTAAGTAATTTAACTCATCTAACCAATATTCATAATACTTTCCATTTAAATTTCCCATTACAAACTTATACTCTTTAAAAATAGCAGAGTCTTTATCTTTTTCACTTGGTAACTCGTCATGATTTAAAGGATGACTATGAAAAATACCCCAACAGCAATCTGCGTATTTTAACAGCGCTTTGGGGTCTAATATAAACGTATTTTTTGGATCAGGGCTTACATTATCACAAGGAATATAATTAAAATCTTTAGTTATAATACCACAACACTCTACAAACTCATCCCTTTTCATATGAGACATAAATGCCTCTGTTAATTGTTCATACCTATCCATCTAAGAATCCCCATCGTATATTGTTTATAATATTTTCCATACACTGCAATATGAGACTTATTATTTTGTAATGTATGAATAATTTTATTGTTACCAAGATACATAGCACAATGATTAGTAATATTAGTGCTTCCTATACTCATAGTAATTAAGTCATAAGGCTCTGGGGAATAAACTTGTTTCCACCCATATTCTGGGGTGCCCCCTATCTCAAAGAGTCTTTCGTGTGACTTAGAATACCAGTATTCGTCTACAATATTACAAAAGTCTAATGATAGATAAGGTATTTCAATATTCAGTTTATCTTTATATATTTGCACTACTAAATTAAAACAGTCTATTCCTGTCTCTAAACTAGTGCCCAAATGTTTATAGGGTATACCTATATATTTTTCCATCTCCATATGCTATGTATCTGCTCTCGCCAAGTATCATTCAAAACATCAATTTTAGAATATTTAGTTTCTTCTAAATGAATAAACTTATTATTTCCTATATAAAGTCCAAAATGAGTTGGAATTAATCTTCCTGATTTAAATAGTATTACATCATATTCCTGTGCGTCTGTCAAGTTAACTTTTGTAGCAATCTTAGATGCCCAGTCGGTTATAGAGTCAAAACTAACTCTTTTCATCCAACGTCTTCCCTCCAAGGGTTTGCCAAAAGGCATATCTAAATGATCCCATAAAGAGTCAAAAACATCAGAGTTTAGTTCATTTTTATAAATGTCGTTTATGAGAGTAATACAGTTATTAGTAAGATAGTCGTGCTTAACACCAAGATACTTAAGATATTTCATTACTGTTTAGGAATTTGACGACCTGTGCCTGGATAGGCACCAAAATGAATAGTATTATTTCTAACTTTGCACGCAGCAAAAGATTTAGCACAATCATCTTCTGCTGCACTAGCCGCTATTTGGTTATTTATATCAATAGGATTAGCATTAGAAGTTTTTTGAGGAATAGTCCCTGGTATAGCCAAACTTCCAGGACCGGGGTATTGACACTCTTCCCCTTTATATTCCCACTGACAGGTATTTCTATAAAATTTTCTTTTAGGAAGCTGAAGTTTAAAATACTGCAACCAGCTAGTAAGTCTAAATTCTGCAAACTT